TTCTATTAGTTTCTCATTCTCATTACGAGCACCAGTAATTTTATTAATTACTTTAAAACCATCATCAACTAATTGAGTAGATACTATTGTCATTAGCCGCCTACTGATACTGCATGTGCATGACTAGTAGCTGATGTAATCTTATCTGTTGGGTCTTTCATAATAACAATCTCATCTCCAGCCGCATGTAAATAAAATTCACCAATCTTTGTGTTGTCTGCAAGATTAACTGTACCTGTTACGGTACCACCAGTTGCAACAATTCTCACAAATTTTGCACCACCTATATTGTTTGCGCTAGGGTCATTTACTACATCACCTAATATTTTAAATGTTGCCATTTTTTATACTCCTAATTGGTTATTTGTTTCTCTTTCAAAGTAATCTACCAAATCACTTTGATTAATATTCATTTCTTTTGCAACCGTTGAAACCGAATTGTCAAACTTATTAACTAACTCGGTAACTTCAACATCATTAACATTATCAAAAACTTTTGTAACAGCTTCTTTCATCTTCGGCGAAAGGCCGTTGTACAAGTCCGATTGAATCGGTTTTTTGTTTTCTACTATGTTACTTACTTTCAACATCAGCTGGCGCCTCGGGTGCTGGTTCAGCCGCAACTTCAGGTGCCGGTTCAGCAACCTCTGGTGTTGCAGGTTCAACTACTTCACCTTCTGGAGCTGCCGGAGTTTCTAACTCACCTTGAGCATTTGCGAATTGAATTGGTTGTCCGTCTGTATTCAACATAGTTTCTGTCTCGGCGCTAGGGTCGGCAACATGTGGTTTTGGTTCACTATGCGCTTCTGCTTCACCGGTAAACAAATTACTTGCTAATTCTTTTCTTCTATCGTCTAACTGAGCACCTACTTTATCTCTTAAAGCAGTTTTAAATGCCTCACCAGCCTCGGCGTTATCACCTGTTGCTAATGCGTCAACGAAATTTTTTACATCTTCACTCATATTTTCTCCTATAATGCCTCATCATCATTTTGAATTTGACCTTGAGGGGAATCAATTATACCATCTTTAACTTCTTTCTTAATCTGACGGTCAATATCTTCCATTTCTCTTTCATTTTGTTTTAATACATTCTTTCTTAAATATTCTACTGAATAGAATTTACCAATGTAACCTTGCATTTCATTTGCTAACTGAATTCTCTCTCTTAAAATTTCAGATTGTTTTAATTCTGCAAAGTAACCATCTTGTAAGAAATCGTATTGTAAATGTTCTCTAATTGTATGCCAATCTTCCTCGGCTATAACTGCTTTAAGAACCAATTGAGTTCTTAAAATATCGTTAAACAATTCAGTAAACTTGTTTCTTAATCTTTGTACAAATTTAGTAAATTTAACTTCGTCTCTACTAATCTCCGCACTTCGACCCATATTGAAACCTTGACTTGCTTCAAGTCTGCTAACAGGTACATTTAATGCTCTGTAAAGCTTTCTTTGAAAGTAATCTAAATCTCCGATTTCTCCTAGATTTTGACCACCAGGTAAAGTTTCTATACTTGTACCTCTTCCGCCTTCTCTACTTGGTAACCAGAAGTCTTCCAACATAGACATATAGTTTCTATCGTCTCGGATTTCTCCTGTACTTGCGTCATAAACAAGTTTGTTTCTATATCTTGCCATGACATCACGCAAATATTGTTCAGCTTTTATCTTCGGCAAATTACCAACATCAATTTTAAATATTCTTCTTTCAGGCGCTCTTGCGATTCTGTAAATTACAACTGCGTCCTCAATCATTCTTAATTGATTGACTGGTTTAATTGCCTTATGCAAATAAGATAATACTTGATTTTTGTTTTGGTCAATAAGTCCTGATGGTGTAAACGCTACTGTATCAACAGCGATTTTAATTCCACCAGATGTAGAGTTTGTAACTCCTTTTTCATTGAAAAGGAAATACTCTTCAAACTCATCAACAACTGATAGACCATATGGAGTAGGTCCGTCTGGTCTTTTCTTTCTGACTTCACGAATTTTTTTAATCTTTCGTGGGTCAATATATCTTAATTCTGTTATGCCTTTATAAGTAGCGTCTCTATCAATAATTTTTTGATAGTACATTCTACCATCTACATACCATCTTCTAAAGATATCATGCCCTTTAGTATTAAATGCCATCATGTTCAAGATTTCTTTAAATTCATCTTCAACTTTTCTTCTGACATCATCACCAAATGGTATGTTATCTAAATTCAATCGTACGGCCGCTTTCAATTCATTGGAAACGATTGCTTCGTTTACCACATCTTCGATTGCCATATCGCACTCCGGGTGGAGAGCAATTTCTCTATATCTTCTAATAAGGTCGGCTTCACTCTTAGCATTTCCCTCCATGTCGAGGTACTGGCCAAAATAACCCCCAGCGGCGATGGTTTGTGTACCATCATCCGCTTGAGGTGTATTAAAGCTTTGCTTCGGGTCCTGTTTAGGTTTTTGCCTAGTTATCGAAAATCCGAATAAATCTGCCATAATTTAATTTTCCTTTATACTTACTTGTATATACTTATACTACCTATTAAGTAGTAGTATTTGATTCAAAGTATTGGTATTCAAATGTTACTTCAAACTCTTCGATAGCATCCGCTTGGTCATAAGTTAACGCAATTGGAGCAATCGTTGTTGGGAACGCCCCTCTTAAAGTATAACTTTTGATTGTTGCACCATTTCTGTCTAACTGGTCAACGAAAGCGTCAACTTGATAGTCGGCAGGATTTGTTAATCCTTCGTTATCTGTCATGTTGTTGATTCCGTTTTGCCATCTTTCAAATGCGTTTCTTAATTTGAATGATGTATCGTTATAGACAATTATAGTCCAAGGTTCTACGGTTCTATCACCAGCAATTTTAACTTGTCTTCCTCTAAAACTTACAGGTATATTCCCTACGGTCATACCAGGTAAACTTGTAGAACGACATAAAAATGCTAGTTCTTCTATTTCTCCGCCTAACTGTGCGTAACCAGGAAAAGGCATAGTTACCTTATACTGATTCGCTCTAGCGCCACCGCCAGCAAGTTTAGCTTTGAAGTCATTAATGTTTGCCATTGTTATTCTCCTTTTCTATCCTTACCCAGCCACTTCTTCAAATGCTACGCCTGTTCTTGTCGCAACAAATGAAAGAGTAATAAAGTTAATGCTTCTTGCAGGCTTCACAAAGATTTCTGCAACGAATTCATTTCTGTCTATTACTTCGCCAGTATTGTTAGTTTCATCACACACTACTAAAAAGTCCGTGATACCTCTTCGACCTTGCACTTCTCTTAAAAAAGGTTCTACTATGTTTCTAAAGTTCGCTCTGCTGAATTCATCATTGAATTCAAACAATTGGAATTTAGAAGCAGTAGCAATCGCCTTCTCTAAAGTTATGAAAAGTCTTCTTACATTGATTCTATCAAATGCTGATGGAGCAGATAAACCAGTTTTATCTCCGAACAATAATGTTCCTTGTCCAGGGAAAGTTACAACAGGATTTACTCTAGCTCTGTAAAGTTCGTCTCGTTGCGTTTTAGTTGGATTATATGCTAGTTTAATAGCGCCTCTAATTTGACCTCTATTTAGACCTGCTGGTGAAAACCATGAGTCTGCAATCAAATCAGTTCTTGCTGATAAACCTGCCATGTCGCCGTTTAATGGGATAAATCTATTTACATCATTGTATCTGTCATACATGTATTTGTATCCAGAGTCAAATGTAATGTAACTTGAAGATGATATACCATTGAAAAAGCCGATAACATTTGAAGTTTGCGTTACTGCGTCTGCAACATTAACTACATCACTTCTCTCTGGTGAAGCAAAAACCACAGCGTCTTTTCTCTTCTCAGCAATTGTGATAAGATTGTCAACATGTGTTGCGTCTCCAGGTCCAGCGATTATTAATCCTACATCTACTGTATCTGCGTCTTCAAATTTTTCGTAAGCAGTTTTCTTTTGACCTACAGAAACATTTGAACCATTACTACCATTTGATAGTGATGTGTATGTATTTGTAGTTACATCCGTGTAAGTTGAGTTAGCAGCCGCATTACCCCAGTTGGAACCTGAAGCATTATGGTCCATCCAGAAAATGTATTGACTTCTATTCAATACTACTGTTGGATAATAGTTCGTGTCTCCTTGTGGATTTTTTGCGTCTGAAGCTTTAGATACAGAATCATAAGTTTCTAGGATTTCTCCTGGAGTTCCTGTGATATCTCCATCTTCATCAATTACAACTATATGTAATTCGTCATTGGCACCACTTCTTGCTGATACATATGGAGAAGTTCCTGGAGCAGCTGACACTAGGTCATAATATCTCCATCTTCTTCTTACATTTGCACCATTAGTTAAAGCAGAATGTAATCCGCCTGTGCCTGTTTCTTTTCTTACAAAAGTTATATCGTTAGTTGATTTTGCTGTTACTCTATATTCGTAACCACCTGTCTCAGCAAAGTTTATAATGTCACCAACATTAATTGGTGTACCACTAGTTACCGTAACCGTTGTATCTCCGACAGCTGTTGAAGCGTCATTGACAGTAGTTACAGAAGTTTGCTCGTAAGCAGTAGCTGAAGGACAAACTGAAACTTGGATTGAATTTCCCCAAGCGCCAGCAGTTCTAGCCGCCCACTCACCTACTGAAGCTTGTCCAGTTGAGTAGTTATCTTGATAATGAGTAACATTTTTTATAACAAATGTACTACCTGAAGCAGTTGCATTTGATATACTAGTATTTTGAGCTCGTACAACTCTCAATGAGTTTGAGTATTGTAAAAAAGCAGCAGCACTAAAAAAGTCTTCAAAGTTATTGCTGTCTGGTTTACCAAAAATCGTAACAAGCTCTTGTTCGCTTGATACAGATGTTACTTCATCTAAAGGTCCTTGTCTGAAATCTCCAGCAAAGGCGCCAATTGATGTTGAAACAGCTGGAATGATTCTTGTTAAATCTCTTTCCTGTACGAGAACACCTGGTGATACTTGAAATGCCATTTTGTGTTTCTCCTTAATTAGCTAATTTTAACATTGTTATTGAATACATTTTAACTCAAATTTCTTATTATTCATAAGCCCATATTCAAATTGTATTCGTATATCTATTTATGATATGCGAGTTTTATAGACCTTTTCTTGTTACCGGGTGCCAAACTGTACCATACTCGTCAATATCCGGTTCAACTTCGTCCACACCATTGTCCACGAAGCCAAATGGTGCCATGTCTTGCTCAATTAAGTTCTTTTGTTCTTCGTGTAATTGAGCTCTTATGTTTAAATCAGTCATTTCTTTAAAGTATTGTTGATTAGATAACCAACCAAATAGTATTAGACAAGTCATAAGGTCATCATTACATCCTTCTTCAGCCATCCAACTATTACCTCTTCTGGAAAAAGTGGACATTTCTTCAATAATCTGAAAGTCATTAATGAATATCTTGTCTGATTCTATAATATCTTTAAAGTTAGAACAACCAATCTTCTTAACTTGTTTTGTCATTCTTACACCTGTAGAAGAACCTCTAGCACTAAAGCCAATACCTAAAATTTGACCTGCTCTTCCTCTTTGTGTAGTCATTAACATGTTATCGTATTCCATTTCTAAATGTAAAGTCTCGGCAATTTGTTGACCTAAATCATTGACCTCGGTTAATACATGTGCCGTATTGTATGCCTTACAAGTCTTCTCAATTATACTAGGAAATACGAAAGGTTTTATTTCATTGTTTTTATAAGTTGCAACAACCTTATAAGGTACTCTTGTTACATCAAATACAACAAAGGCAGAATAATCTTTTACAACACCACGAGCAACATCAATTGTACAAACATATTGGTGTTCTTTAATTGGTTTTTCAAATACAGATAAACCACCTCTACTTTCTATTGGTGTCTTATGTGCTGTTGCTTTAATTTTAGATGGATTAATTAATGTATCAATAGAACCAAGAAACTCACACTCAAACTCCGAAGCAAACTGTTCCGGACTGGTGTTTCTAATAGTAGTTTCTTTCCATTTCTCATCACGGCCTGGTACTTCTGACCAATGCACTTCTATAGGTACATAATCATTGTTACCATTTTCTGCGTCTGACCATAGTTTATAATACATATTCATTCCGTGAGGTGTAGATACAATAATCATCTTTGTACTTTTACCAGAGGAAATTGTAGGATAAACAGAAGAGAAAAACTGTTCGGCAATATTAGCCGGTACGAAAGCAAACTCGTCAAGGAAAATAATATTAAAAGAACCACCTCGAATTGCACTTGAAGATGTTGCAGCCGCCACAATAGTTGATTTGTTTTCTAATTCTATATTACCTTTGTTCCAGTTTATAACACCTTGTTGTAACCATTTTGGTAAGTTTTCATATGCAAGTTGCAATCTTCCTAGTATATCTCTAGCAGTTGATGATTTGTTGGCAAGTATAGCAACATTAGAATTAGGATTAAATAAAGCATAATGCAATAGATAAGAAATAGTTGTTGTTGATTTACCTGATTGTCTAGGTAGTTTACATATGGTAAATCTATTATCGTGTATAGTTTTAACTATGTGTCTTTGAAAAGGATACATTTTAAAAGGTACAAGACCTTCATCAAGCGATACAATTCTTACATACTCTTCCATAAAATAGATAGGGTCATTAGCACACTTCTCATATTCTATAATTTGTTCTTTAGAATATTCAACAGGTGTGTTAACCTTTTTTAAATTTGGATTACCTAGATATGCGTCTGTCATAGATACTTCTTTTTATACCATTTATAATATTCTTTATCAGTAAAAATTTCTGCTACTTCACTTGCTGGTACTTGGTCGCTCCTTATACATTCTGCCAAAGATTCGTATTCGTAAGTATCAACCTTACGAGTCATCTTTTGTTTATTTTCGCCCATTGTAATAATGGTTCTTTCTTGTTTAGTTAGTGTCATTTAATATTATTGCCTCTATATGTGTATAACCTAAACTCTTGGCAGCCTGTACTCTTTGACTACCTTTCCATACACTAAATTTCTTTTCAACATACTCAGCTCCGCCAGCACCCAATCTTTTCTGGTCGCTAATTGTATGTTTATTAATTTGTATTGGGTGTAGTAACTTATCGCCTTGCATAATTTCTCGTAAGGCCGTCATTGTCTTAATGAAAGTTAAATCTTCAATCGCTACTACTATCTTTTTCGGGTGTGGTTGTTGCGCTTTTAATATTTTCATTCTTATCACCTTTCAACATCTTTTGTAATTCTGCTGTAGAACCTACAAACAATGCGTTTTTAATATTTGCGTTAGTTTTATTCGGCACTTCTTTAAGTTGTTTTAATTTTTTTTGTAAGTCTTGTAGTTTATCTACAGTATTACCAACGCTACCAATTAATTGACCAACTACTTCATATGCTCTCGGGTGTTGCCCTTCCCTTGCTATTTCTAGTATGCCATCTATAGCTGCTTGACCTTTTTCAATCAAAGCATTATAGTTATCTCTACTATATTCATAATCATTATCTATATCGTCTTTTTTAGGGTCGTCTTTTCTTTCTACCAAAGGTTTATCGTCTGTCATTGGTAAAGATGTAATATCCATATCTTTTGTTTCAACTTTTACACCTAAAATTTCATTCACTTTATTATCTAATTCACTCATGTTTAACTATCCGAATCTGTAGTTGGATTATATTTCTTTGTATCAGTAAAGAAACTAATCGTTGTTGTAAAACCAAAATCATCATCAGCGTCAGCACTTGTAGGATTTGGTACGACTGTAATTCTTTCTTCTCTTGCTTTGTTTACTGTATCTGTATCAGAATATAAATCAGCTTGCGTTTCTTTAATAATACCTTGCGTATTACTAGGTCCGTACAGATATGTTTTAGCAGTAAAGTTTAAACTATAGATAACTGCTCTTCTAGTATTGAAATCTCCACTATAACTGTCTTCGTAATTTATACTATTTAAAATGATAGGTACATCACGCTTGATATTTAAATCAGGTATCATGTTAACTGTTACCGTATAATCTGGTTGAAAGAATGGTAATATTTGTTCAGTAATCTGTAAACCATTTTCAGCAGTAGCAGTAAAGATAAAAAGATTGTAACTAATATTGTAAGGTACTGGTGTATAGTTAAAGTCCATTTGTTTACCTGTAGCACCTGTTCTTGTATGTACTTTTTTAAATTTGTTTACTCTAGCTAATTTTCTAGTAGGGTCATATTGTAGACCTGCAATTTCAAATCCCATTCTAGGTAATACAATTGCAAATTCTCTATCATCTAAATCTGGTTGTTGGTCTAATCTAACTAAAAACTTTTCTTTAGGTGCATATGCTAATGGCACTCTAATTCTTTTAGTAACAGCACCTGTAGAGGAAGTATTTTGTACTATGATATTATTAAAAATCTGACCAAATGCAATGGTCAATCTTCTCATACCCTCATTATAGAAATGATTTCCAAACATTATGTATTAACCTCCCCAAAAGGATTTGTTTCTGTAAAGTCTAATATGTCATCACTTACAGAAGATGTATCAAAACCGGCTGCCGTATCTAAATCTAAATTTTCTGCATATGTAGATTGTGTTTGTAATACAGCCGCTGTAAAGCTTTCATTAATAAGGAATGATGGTTTATTAGTTGCGTCATTGTGATAATCTTCTAGTTGCAAGTTACCTCTTCCTGTTTCAGCTTCAGTACCAAATTCTAATTGGAATTGGTAGTTTAAAGTATCTAATGAATACTTATCCTCAGCCTTATCAATCTCTTCTTGACCTGTATTAATCTCTTCACTAGAATATTCAAATCTAGTTAGTTTTAATTTGTAAACTGGTAAGTTACCTAATTGATAGAATGGCTCTTGGTCTTCAACAAATAGTATTTCAAAAAAACTATTCATAAAAGGTACAAAGATAATATCGCCCTCGTTTGGACGGCCTTCAACTATCATTGTGTGGCGAGAATCAACTTGGTCTTGCCATCTTCGTTTAGCAATAGTAAAAGTAATATCGTCTCTTATCTCTAAACCAAACTTATTAATTAATTCTTGTTGACCTGAAAATCCTTCTGTACTTTCAAAATAACCCTCTAACATATAAGAGTCATCAAACCTACTAGAGGTATCTTCCCCTAATACTAGGTCTCTATTGACAAGTGTTCTAGGCAGGTAATATACATCATGTCCGTATATTTTTAAACCTTCAATGATTAAATCTTCATGTAATCTTTTTTCGGAGGTTTCGCCTATTCCATTGCCTGCTTGAAAGTAATGATTAACCGGCATGGTTTTTTATCCTATCATCATTGCTGGGTTGAGCTCAAATGTACTTCTGATATCGTTTTCTAATTTTTCTAAATCTGTTAGAGCTTCAGAAAATATCTGTTGTCCATTTAGAGATACTCCACCAATCATTGCTACTCCGTTAAATTTAGATAGGTTTGCTCCCCATTGTTTTTTAATTAATGCTGTAACATATCTTTTTAAGTGTATGTCATTATATACATCTGTATAAACTGTAGGGTCTAATTTTCTATAACATTCTATTACTAGGTATTCGTCAACTGCTAAATCATTTTTCCAATCCATGTCAATATAAAGTCTATTGTCATGTTGATTAAATCTGTAAGGTTTTTCACCAACTAAAATGTGGTCAAGGAAATCTAAATGTCTTAATACTACATCATAGTTGATAATAGATGTTGATGAGAAATCATACAAGTCATTTAATCTTAATTGATATCTAACATCAAAAAGGTTTAAGTTTCCTTTGTTAGAAAATGGAAAGATATTAATAACTGATACAATACTCTCTGGAACTACAAGAAAATTTTGTCCTTCTGTCCAGCTTGTTGTTACTGAATTTTTGGTAACACTTTCAGCCGAACCATCCACCGTCATACGGTCTTTGTCTGCCTGTGTGTACTTGTATTTTAAGTATGTTCTTCTAATAGCGTCATAGTGGAATTGAGCAAAGTATTGTAATCCTTCGTCTATTCTATCATCTACTTGGTCGTCATCTACATTTATCTCAATGACAGGTTTACCCAATGCTCTTAAAGCATACTCTTTTAAGTTGTCTCTACTTGCTGGTGTGGCCATAATTGTTTCCTTCTACCCTATATTTATAAGATTAATGGAAAGAGGTTATCGGAACAGAACAATTTTACATCTTTTTCTTCTAAACCTAGTGATAACATCACTCTCGGAGTATGTGGATTTTTCTGTTGATTGTCGCAATAGAAGTTTTGTGCTTCTATTACATCTTCTCTTTTGGCCTCTCCTGTATGGTTGCCTATCTTATCTATGTAATTATTTAGGTTACTGACTGCTAAAGTACATATTTGTTCTAACTCTTCACCTGCCTTTACATTACCAGCAGCTATCATTCCTGGACTAAAAATTCTCTTTGCCCAATCAGGTAATTCTCTTTCTTTGCTTGGTTTAAACCACTTGTTTTCCTCTACAAACCAATTAGTTAAAGGGTGTTCTTTGTTTAACAATGGACTGAAATCGTGAAAAGCGCCTGTTACTTTATTCTCTCCCGCTATTATATCGAAACCATAAATTGGTCCACCATTTGTCAATTCAGGAAATAAACATATGTGAGCCATCCACATTTTCTTTTGTTCCCTTACATCAACTATATCCACATGAGCTCGTCTGATACTATTACTCTTCCATGTTCTATTTGTCCATGTATCATTATTAAATCTATCCATACCAGGTTCTTGGTACTCGGTCATATTTTTATCTATTACTTCGATTATTTCTTCTGATAATTTAATCAGTCTTGGCCATACTGAGCTCATGTAATTCTCCAAATAGTTTAGTTGCATAGTCAAAACACAATCGTGCTTCCATAACTATGTTTGATTGATAACTGTCATAGTATCTTTTAATTTGTTCCCTAATGGTGCGTTTACACTCATTAGGGTTTCTAAATCTATACATCATACCAGCGCCAGGTACTTTTTTACTAATCATTTGTCCACCAGATAAGTCTCCCATGTGGCGAACATAGATATGTGCCATCAACTTCTCCGGGTCATCTTTAATATTTTCGATATGTGAACAGTAAGCTAATGTTGATTCTGTAAGTATAGGTTTTTCTTCTTTATCCCATAACTCTACAAAATCTTTATAGATTGCTTCATTTCTCTCTACACCAGGTAAATGTTCAAATAGACCATTCACTCTAGCATGATATTCTAAAGTAGTGTACATTTTTTGTTGATTGTACAAATATGTAGCGTACAAATCTTTTGGTATTTCACCACTCATTAATACTTTTACAAACTCTTGTCTTTCGGCATTCTTATGGTGTTCCCATGTTGCCTCTTTTATACCTTTATAATCTTCTTTACTATCAGACATATAACATAACTCCTGAAGTTGTTACTAATATTAAAGCCCAACCTGCCAACAACTTAGCATAATCGGATAACTTGGTTCCAAAATACATCTTACCAATTGCCACGCATTTGTGCATAGGTGATAAAATATAACCTGCAAAATCAACAGCAAAGAACCATGGTAAATATTCTATACCATATATAGAAGTTAATATTACCGTTATTGCTCCGAATCTACTAGAAGAACCTAATGCAAAGGCCCCCAGAAAACTCAATAGTGTAATTGTAACAAACCCAAATACCGTATTAATGTCTAGTCCTGTTTGTCCTAGAAAGGTATTAATGGTTTCCGTTTCTGACCTAATTAAGTTTGACACAAAAATAATACCTGCGACCCACGCCACGATTTTCCAGTCAACATATTTAATTAATTTTTTTAGATTAAATGTTTGAGTAACTATCATATAATAAAATGTTAAAGCGCCAAATACAAATAACCAATCATAACCTGCAATGACACAACCAACACCAAAAACATAAGGTAAAACATATCTTGTAATTCTACTAACTTTAATCTTTTCTTTTGTATCTTTTAATTGTATATCACTATCTTTTACCATGAAAATAAGATACCATAAAATATATCCAAAAGTCATTATTATCAATGGCCATATTATCTGCATAAATGCCACATAACTTAAACTGAAAGCTGCCATTGGAAGAATAACTGTTTTTTCTAAAGGAGACCAAAAGTAATAATGGTGTGTTGACATGAAATCTATAGGACCAAACTTTGCTCTACTCTCTGGTTTAGTTGGTGCTATAGTATCTAACAGTCCAGCAGATACAGTTACACGGCCTTTAATAGGTAAAACTCCTGTTATGGCACTAAACAAAGCTACTACTGCTCTATTACTTTTTATATTTCTTTTTAGGAATGCAAATACATCACTAAACAAATTATTATCTTTTATCATTCCTGCAATCATCATCACAAAAACAATTAGAAACAAATATATCTGTCCCTTAATCATCAAATCAATCATACCATCTCCTTAAATCCGTGTTATTGATATCTAATCCGTACCCATTAGCAACTTTTTCAAATGTTTCTAACAAATGACCAGAATTTATTATTAGTTTTTCTTTTTCTCCCGGCTGATGTTGTTTAACCAAGTAATTTTTTTTATCGTTTTGTTCTTTGTATATTAAATAGTCTTGTATTCTTGCCTCATACATATCAAGAAATACGGCGTATTCTTTGACCATATATATAAAATCTCTTATGATACTTAATCGAACCACATTTTTAGGTTCTAGTTTTGGTGGTGTTGGACCATTTCGTCTTCTTCTCCAATAATCAAATTCATGTGCAACAACATAACTTAAAAACCATTCTTTTAAATTAGGTCTTAATACTGCATGAACAGTTGTTATTTCTGGTTCAGTTAAAATAAAAAAGTCTTCTTTAGACATAAATTCAAAATAACTATCTGGTGCCAACTTAACTCTAAAAGGTTGATTGTTTAATAAATCATTTACAATTAGTTTAGTTTCATCTTGATATTTTTTCCATTTAGGATTACCACTTCGTTCACTACCATGAAATGGCTCATTAATTTCTTTATGTTCTAAACCATTATCCTTTTCGTACTTATGAAAAAACATGGTTCCACCTGCTCTGTTAGGAGATATTAGTAAGTAGTTTTTCATTTAATTTTTAATAATGTTAAATTCGGTACATCACCTATCTCACCTCTAAAGAAAGTATTAAATGACAATGTAACTCTAGGTGTATCTATTTCTGTTTCAGCAACCTCATGTAGTAGTGTTGACGGAAATAATACTAGTCTACCAGGTTCAAAATTAGTTACAATCTTTTGAGCAGTCCATTCGTTGCCATTTGAAAAGGCCTGTAGATTACCAAACACACCTTGACCTGATTGATTAAAAAAAACTGTACCTTTTGCTTTGCCTTCATTTGAGTTGCCATGTGTGTATAAGATACCACTTATTAAACTATTAGGGTGGTAATGTGAATGGTGTCTTGTATGTTTTCTATTAATATTAAACCAAGATTGAGTTATATAAACTTCAGCACCTTTGGCTACATTTAATTCTTTACAAAATTTATCTATATGTTTTTGACACCAAATCTTACAATCATCAAAGTCTGGCAAATCTAACATTTCTTTATTTTTTGTAGTTAAATTGCCACCGTTATTACTATGTACATCTATGTTTTCTAATACTGATTTTTGTTGGTCTGTAAAATTATATAAGTCATCTGACCTATACAAAGGCGTTGCAAATATTGATTCTATCATTGGAAATACCTTTCATATAAAGTTTTAACTTTACTTCGTATTGGTGTAAAAGAAAAACTATTAAAGTATCTTCTTTTTTTCATCCAATTTTTTTCTTTGTCTGTTGCGTCTCTACTTACTACATTATATTCTTTTTCTGATATAGGTAGTATGTACATTAAAGGAGTACCTGCCTTTATTAAAACTTCGCCCTCTTCTTTATACCAATTTAATTGTATATTTAATTCACTAGATTCTGCTGGGTCTAAAATACCAGATACACTTTCATAATCAAAAGAGTCAGGATAAGGTAAAGGCATAAACATAAACTTAACACCCTTTGGTGCTATGATATGATAAGGTGTATTAATCTTAACTATGTTTTCTATCTGACCACTTCTTTTAGGTATGTGTTTAGTAATTTGGTCACCATGCGTATCAATAACATTCATTTCTGCATTGTTCATAAGGTCGGCGTCTGCCACTCTCCAACTGAAACCATCTTGACCTTTTTTAGTTTCTATAACTACATCAAACCAAGAAGTAACTACATAACCTGTTTTAAACATTGCAAATATACCAGGACATTGTGCTATGTGTTGGACTTTTTTAGTCTTATTCATATTAGCTTTATAATCTGCCATTGCTTTTGCAATCCATTTTGGCCAATACTTACTTGACGGCAATATGGGAAACATATCTGAAACACCTGCCAAGGTACTTACAAATTCAATTTTATCTTTTTTCCAAAACATATATTCCTAAACCATTCCAAAAATCATTAATATCTTCAACTTTACATTTAATTTCTTCTTTATACAATACTTTTAAATCCAAATCTTTAATTGCTTTTTTTGTAGGCAAAGAAACATTTGGCCAATTCCAATCATCAATAACCAAAACAAATTGATTATCTAATACTGGCAAATATTTATGTAGAACCTTATAGTGTGATTGTTCATCATGTGGTCCATCATAAAATAATATATTATGTTTGTATTGTAATTTTCTTAATTCTAAATTCCACATATCACCATTAATAACTTGTACTTTACTTTTCTGTACTAACTCTTTTACATTCGTTGTAAAGGCATGGTGGTGGTCTGTTTCTTTTAAACCTATATCTACATCATTTCTAGCAGGTTTATTTCCTACCCAATTATCAACAGCCGTGGCAAAGATATTGTTATTCTCCAAAGCAGCTGCAAAAATACTACCTTGAAATACACCTAATTCCAAGTATTTTGCCTCTGGCATTTCACATAATTTATTGATAAAATTCTTAACTTTAGGAGAAGTTAGACCTGGTATATCTAAAACCGTCTTTGATAATTTACTTTCTCCTGCTCTGGCGCTTGCCAATGCTTTTTGTGTAGAACTAACTAAATTCAATTTAGTATTTGCTTGTACTATCTTATCACAAACATTACAATCCCAACAATCAAACTTACAGTTTCTTATTGTTTTTCGCCAAACATCTATTCGTTTTTGTGGAAATTTATTAAGTTTAATATGTTCTTCATACTCTGGAAATAGTATCTCTTCGCCTTTTTTATAACGAGATATAATATTCATTGTCTCAAATAATCTACTAACACTTTCTCTTCCGTGCATTTTAATTACATCAATATAAGTAAGTAGTCTATCCCATTCTTCTTTCCATGGTGGAAAGTTTGCAATTCTCCACATACTTGCTGGGTCTTTTTCTTCCCATGATGGACAAGAAAAATAACTAATTGGTTGCATGAAGTAAGTAGGGTCTAACATACTCTTTCTAGTATTGTTATATAAAAAGTGTTCGTCTTGTACAGGACAATTACCCCAACAACCTTCATTTGCAAGTAAACTAAACTTGACATCTACACCTAATTTTTCTTTACAATGTTTTTTTGCGTCTTGCATACGCTTTAACATATCTTCGTCTCTCATTAAATCTCTATCGAAATTAATATAATGAAAGCCTGCCTCAACGCACTTAACAACCTCATTAGGTCGTTGTACATTTCTTAATATGGTATTTTTTATGAGAACATCTGGATATGCTTTCTGAAATTTACCAGTTAGCATCCATAAAGTATGAGGTATGGTAACTATCTTAACGCCAGCGTCATATAGTTTTTTATAATTTTTGATAAGTAAATCGAGGTTCTCCATAGTCGGTGGAACCTCGATATTGTTAAGCGTAGCTGAAAGTGGAATACCTGTTTGCTTTGTTATGATTAAAGCATTTTCTGTAAGTAAGTCAAACTGACTTTCTTTATATACATCACCCATTGCGTCAAACTCAAAGGGTGGTATTCTTGATGTAAAATAGACATCATAAATTAAATCTCTATGTTCTTTTAGAAATTTTAAAAATGAATCGAACTGACTCGGATTGAGCTTGGGATTTAAAGGTACACTAAACATAATATAAACAAGGCCTTAAACGGCCGAAATTAAAAAGTAATTTTTGTAGTAAGTGGTGTAGTATCCAAAGACTCATTTTGTCTTTGTGCTTCACTCATACTGATACCTAGGTATGTGTGTCTGTAAGTAGCACACTTCTCTAATGTATCTAAAGCGTCAATTCTATCTTCGTGTTTTTGTTGTTCTTTAACAAGATTTGCAACAGTTAAATCGTAAGCAGCTGCTTTAGCAATAACTTTATCTCTTAAAGCCGCAACTGTAATACTTCTAGCAGTAGAAATTGCTGTTAACATTGGTGTACTTGCTGAGTTGTCTGCTTTATGAGCATTTGCTTCTGCAAGTTGTCCAGCGAATGAAGCTCTTTCAACATCTGAATAAACATTCAAAGCTCTAAAGTGTTGGTTGTATCTATCTTTCACCATCTTTTTAAAGATAGCTTTATTGAAATTAACACCAGCAGTTTTTTGTGCGTCATCTAAAGTTACTACTGTTTTATTACCTGCGTCTTCACCTGAATCTAATAATTGAGGAAACTCATCTTCAACTGTAGTGCCTTTTTTAATTGAAATTGTATTGTTTTGTAAACTACCACCATCATAGATAAATTTAGGGTCTGCATAAATGCAACCTCTAGCTAAATCTGTTGCTAATACTTCAGCATTTAAATGGTCGTATTGAATTCTTAAATCTTGGTAATCATCTTGAACCGAACAGATTTTGTAATTGTAGATTTCATAGAAATCGTCCATCCAACCTGGTTTAGATTCTAGGTTACCTGTTTTGTAAAGTACATATTGTCTTGCCATTTTTATTCCTTATCTTCGGTTTTGTATACCAAGGGCTCTGGTTTAGTAGCCTCTTTAACATCCTTATACTTACTATTTATAATGGAGTTATTCTCTTGGAACTCTTTTTCTTGTTTATTTGCCCCTTGTATTGTCAATTTTAATTTCTCTTCTGTTAAAGACTCTGGAACACCTAGATGTTTCAACCTTTTTTCATTGATTGGGTCAAAGTGACCAAGTCTCAACTGGTTATATGATTCCTCACTATACTCTATCATCTTGCCTGTCATTTTAGTTGTAACATCTGTAGCAAGTTTCAAGACCTCGTCTTGTTGAGGAGGAGGTAACATTGCGATAGAATCTAAATTACCTGTACCAATTCTACCATATGCCATCATTTCTGTAGCAGCTTGTTTAGCTAATCGAACTGTCCAATATTCTTGTTCAAATTGTCTTTCTAACTCTTCATCACCAAATGCAGCTGTTAAAGGTCTGCCGTCTGGTAACTTGCCTTCTGGACCTTCAAGTACCTCATTAATCACTTCTACAATTCTATCTTTTTCTTTTAAAGCAGCCTTTTCATTTTGGTCAAAAAGTTTTAAATCTTTTTCAATATTTAAAATATCTACTCTAATATATTCTTGTTCATACTTTGAATCAGTTGCTTCAAGTTTTGCTTTTTCTCTAGCTAATTCAATTGCTTTTTTCTGTTTAGACCAACTAATATGTCTAAATGAATCTTCTTTGTTTCTCATTTCCAGAAACATTTGTTTAAGCATATGATAAGGCGTCAACATAGACTTACCTTGGAAATGCTTAATCTTAAAATATGGATTTGATGAACTTACAGCTTTGTCGTGGGCGAAAGCAATCACCTCATTTTCAGTCATTTTCATTTTTTTCTCCTTCATAATATAATATTATTTAGTTGAGTTGTTATTATGTTCTCCAGCCGCAATGACCTGAACTTTGTCCTGCGTGAGCCGTAGGCGCCAAACCACTTGGGTCAGCAGTACCTGTATCTGTTTGATAATAGAATTTATGACAACCATTATTCTGGCCACCACCATTATATTCTCCTATCATGTATTGCCAATCTTGACCTAGTGAGTAATTTTCTTCACCCATGTTTTGTCTTGGTTTACCGACAGTACCGTTTTGTGTATCGTTACTTAAATTCCATCTACGATAGTTATAACCACCGTTATATGTTCCCTCATTACCAGCATAACCTTGTTGTTGTTTTGAAGGAATACCTTTTTGTTGACCATGGTTACCTTGATGACTGAATGACGCTGAAGTATCGTTGTAGAAGTTTATTTTTCTTCCATTACTGTTATCCCAGCCGTAACCATTATCTTTACTGAAAAATCCACCTGCCTGCGTTGTTAAACCTCCAGAGCTCAAGTTAGAAACTCGGCATTCTGTAGTTAAACAAAATTTATCTGTATTTGAAGAACCTGGTCCACCACCAAAAAGATATATGAACTCTTGTTCTTTTTGTACTGCACCTAAATCCATACGAGAGTTGTACATATCAAATACACTATTGTGTGATTTACTAGTTTCAGAATACATATGAAACGCACTTGTTCTTGTTGAAGATGTTGAGTGAGCGTTATCAGTTGGTGTAGAGAATAGAAAATATGTTGTAGTATTACAACCACCAGAAGTATAAGAACCAGCATAATCCATGTTATCACCTAGATTGGCAGTTTGGTCGTTATGTGAGTATGTTCTATGAACTGCTTTCCAAGGAGAACCATCTTTATATCCTCCGAAAGTATAACATACATTAATAATTTGTCTGAACATCCACCAAGAAGCTGTACCTGTTCTATCTTTATAACCTTGTTGACCTCCACCGTACCAACCTTGCATTTGAGCCATGTATTCATTAACGGTATCATTATCGCCAACACTTCTTTTATGATAAACTGGGGGCCATGATGATTGTGGATATGTTCTTGTAGATGTTCCTGGTCTTGTATATAAACCTGAAACATTAGGTACAGAACCTTTGGCCTGACCTGTTGCACCACCACCAAATCTTTCATCACTTGACCAGTTACCTGTTGGACCGGCAGTATCACAATAACTTGTAAGAGGACGATATTTTGCCCTCATTGAATCTGAATGGTGTTGAGTTAAAGTAGTTATACCTATTTGAGCTTTACCATCATAGGCGCCAGACTGTCCGAAAGGATTATAATTTCCTTCGAATACATCTGTGCTATTAGTATGAGGTGTTGTAACTCCTATTAAGGACCTATTATTCCTCCTACCTTGCGCTCTTCCGAAAATTGGACCTGGTAAACTCATTAGCTAAAACTCCTGTTAAAAAAAACTGTTAATTACGATTAAGATAATTCTTCGTAAGAAATAACCGCTTCAAGTCTTGAAGCTGTTGAAGCTCCACCTCGAATTGAGTCGCCTTCTTCAAGATATATTGCTGAGTTTTTATCAGAAACTACAAGAGCTGTATTACCAGGAACATTGATTGTACTTGCTAAATTCCAATCAGTTGAACCGTCATAATACGAGATAGTTGTAGTTGTATCTGTACCTTGAATATTAGAAACAATAATACAGTTTACTTTAAACACTTTGTTTGATGAAGAAGCGTTTGTAAGTAAAGCAGTAGTAGTAGTTGTTCCCAAAGCTGCGCCAACGGATTTACCTGTAATCGTTGCTACATTGACTATATTTGGTGCTGACATATTTTTCTATTCTCCTTTTAATTATTTATCCAAAAACAATGGCAGCTGCAATCGCTTTACCCATTGATATACCGGATGAGATACCACCTATTTGAGTGGTAACATAAGTTTTCACGGCCTGTTCAGTTGGAACGGCAGTATCACTATTTCCGCCGAGTGTTCCGTCTGTACTGAACTCATTAATTGTTGCACCAAGTTGAGCACCAATAGAACCAAGTTGTAATTGTGTTAGACCCGAAAGGTCAAAACTATCTGCGTTTAGAGTTGCCGAACCTGTTGCCTGGTTAATCTTAAACTGCGAACCAACTCTAAAGTTACCAAGTTGGTCAGTAGAAGTGTAGTACACACGACCACCTAGCAATTCAGTAGTTTCTCTTGATTGGTCATAAGGTTGCGTTGCACCTACACTATTTGGATAATTAGTGTCGGCAAATGAACCAGTACCAATTGACAAGAAATCATGTCCTGTTAAACGAATGTTCGAGAAGTTTTTAGTTATATCAACTTCTGTATTATCAGCCGCTGAAGCAGTACGCTCTGGCGTAATTGCAATCAAAGCTTGTTTGTTCGTTGTATCTGTTTCAGATACGGCAGTAACCCTATAGTATGTAGAGTCACCTGCAAACTGGAAGTTAGAACCAACTTTAACAGCAGTTGCACTTGATAACAATGTTGATGTACTATCTACATTGAATAAGTAACCTGTTTGACCTGTTAATGGTTGTTTTGGTGTAATTGTTCCAGCAGAACCGTATGCTGTGAAACCTGATGTGTTAACATTTGTTACACTAGTTGATGTTGATGATAAACTAAATGTGTTAGTTGCTGTGTTGGCAACATAGTAAGTATTACCATTTAATTCAGTCATACCTACAACACCTGAAATCACGATTTTTGTACCGTTTGGCATACCGTGACCATTTGATGTTACGACACCTGGGTTAGCAGCGGTAACACCTGTAATAGTTTTAGTTGCACCATCTATCATATCAGCAGCTGTTTCTGTAACTTTGAAAGTTTTAGTTGAACTATCTGTTAAGTCTGTAATTGTAACTGTTTCTCCAGGAATAAATCCGTGAGAGTTAGATACACTTTCTATCTGTAATTTTCTAGTAGAACTTACTTGATTAACAAGTGTAGCAGTTACACCTGATGTTCCACCGACCATAGTATCGCCTTCGCCAGCAGTATAACCGGCAGGACCTGTACCTTGAGCAGCTTGATAGATAAATTGTTGACCTCTTAATTGTACTTCGTCAGGACTTTCTCCACTTAAAACTCCTGTTGAATAAGCACCGTATTCTCCGTATGCGTTTGAACAGTTAAGGGCACGAATTGTACCACCTGATTCTGTATTTAAACCTTTATCACAATAGTATGTGAAGACTGATACTAACTCAGCACGACCACCATTGACAACTGAAACACCTTTACCATCTGTATTAATTTGAGTAAAGTCATTTGAAATCATTGACTTGTTACCAGTCGCTTGAGCATTACCATCAATCATTATACCTGTAGTACCTGTATTAACAGAAGTACAGTTATGAATATATGGCGAAGCAGTTGTAATTGCACCACTAGGGTCAAGAGATACTACATTAGCACCTGTTGTCATACCTTGCATAGTCATAAATGAAATGTAGTTTGCATTGTTCGTTAAGAACATTGAAGTTACATTGTTTGCTTTAACACTTGCAACTTTCATAGTTAAAGTAGCGCCACCGCCACCTCCTAATAAACCGTCTGCAATAGTTAAGTCATCACCAACTGCAAAGTAACAACCACCAAAAGTTGGTGTTACCGTAATTGTAGATGAACCATCAATTACTACTGTTGCTTTTAAACCTACACCTGAACCACTTGCTGTTGTAACTGCAATGTTAGTATATGTTCCTGGTGTTCTTGAAGCGTCATTAGCTCCAACTGTACCGATAGTTAAACATTCTGTTGAGTTACCAGCTGCTGGTTCTACTTTTGTTCCTCTTAAAGAGTCACCGAAAATTGTTACATTAGGTGGAACTCTAATTGGGAAAGTTTCTTCGTAAGTACCACCGTTAACTCTAATAGTATCACCACCTGTAATTGTTTCTACAGTAAATGTGATAGCTGCACTTGGACTTCCAACCACATTGGCTGCGATTGTAGCAGTATTTCCTTCTGCCCAACCTTGTCCGTTTTTAACGATTGTAATTATTGGTGCTGATGAACCGTCTGTAGTTACATCTGCAAGAGTACCTGTACTTGAACCACCTGTTACTGAAACACCTCTATATGTTCCTGGTGTTCCGCCTGTACCACCTGAAATTGCACCCATTTGAGAAATACCATTGTAAGTAGCCATTTGACAAGCTTTCTTAATACTTGCAAAAGGTAATTCTTCTGTACCTGGATTTGAATCTGAACCTTGAGCACTTACATATAATTGTTGACCATGATTTGGCGAAGCATATTTTAATGTAAGACCATCTGCACCAACAACTAATCTATCACCAGCACGACCTATTGGTAATCTTTGTGCTTGTGTTCCGTCTCTAGTGATTAAATCACCTTCAGCAGACATAACACCTGCTGGGTCACCTTGGGTATATAATGCCCAATCAGAACCTAAAGCAGTTGGTAGAACATTTTGGTTATCTCGTTTTGCTCTATAAGTTGAATTTTGATATATTACTGTTTGACCAATTAAGTAAGCAGTACCACCTGAATAATCACCTTGTAGTGATACACCTTCTACTAATAAATCAGCGTAAGATGTATTAGTTGGTAATTGACCTGCTGATGTAGTAACTTTAAATACATAAACATTACCACCGTAGTTTACAACATCTCCAGTTTCATAAACTGTTCCTGAAGCCCATGTACCCTCTACTTTAAAACCTGTTGTTAAAACTTTCCAATAACTTGCGTTGTTATATGGTGTTTGGCCAGTTGCAGCCGCTTCGGCGATATAAGAATAACCACCGTAAGTTACGATATCTCCAATTTGATAAGCAGTTGAGTTTGACCAACTGTCTTCAAATTCTACACCGCCAACATATAAACTGAATTTATTGACATCTAAAACTGTTGATGAACTAGTATGTGCTGAAGTACAAATGTAAACACTTGAACCGTATTTAACAAGGTCATCTACTTTGTAAGCAGTTGAATTGGCATATGTGCCTTTCCATTCTTGACCTGCTGTTAATTTATTCCATTTACTAGCTGCTAAATCTGTTTCGAATGTTCCTGATGTATGGTTGAGCAAACAGGCAAAGGCATTACCACCATACGAAACAATGTCATCTTTAATATAGGCAGTCGAAGTCGCCCAATTACTTTTGTATGTAAATTTTAGTCTACCTAAAACAAAATCTGCCATTTGTTATCCTTATGCTTTCCAGTTTTCAGTTGCGCCATCTTGACCATCATTGTAAGTATAGTTGTTCATGTATCTTGCAACTAAAAAACCATTACTATTTAAGTAATATGTTAATTTGTTATTATCAAATCTCGAACCATCATAATATTTCGCACCACCATTATTCTCATGTTCACTTATGCCCGAGTCTGTTGTTCCTTTTTGAGAAGCGTTTTTGGTTCCTGCGTCAACATCTTCTATTCCACCAAATGCAATATCTGAACCATCTGTCAAATCTACACTATCAGAACCGGCGAAATGTGCTTTAGTATAATACAATAAACCGTCAGCGTCTTTTCTTAAACCATGAAAAGCGTACTCTTCATTGTCTGTTTTAGCTGCTGTGCTTTGTTGTTTATTTACTAAAAATGACATATAAAAAACCTTCTCTTTGTACTATTTATACCTTTTTTTAACTCACTTCCAAAATAGAAGCAAATGCTTCTACATCTGGTGCTGATGAATCCATACTTACTTCTGCAACCACTCTTATAATATCGTTTTGTTCTAAATTGATAGGTTTATCCATCATTAGAGTATCACCTTGAGCAATTGATACAGACTTGGCCAAGTATTTAAATGTACTGCCACCGTCTGTTGTACACAATACATCTACATTAGCAGTATTAACTGCTGACTTGTTAGTTACATATAAAGCATGAATAACTCCACCACCACTCGTTCCAGCCGTGTACAAATTCGCACCTGCGCCGTTTACTGTTGGTACTGTTAATCCTGCGTTTTTAAATGCACTTGCCATTCTTTATCCACCAAATACTATTGCAAAAGCAAGACTATCACCTTCTGTTGATAATGCCTCACCTGTTGCGTTTGTTAAATTTCCAGTAGTAACAATGGTACCAGATACATTTGGTATCAATACCGTGTTATCACTAGTCGGATTGACCGCTCTTACATATGTTTCGTAAGCGTCGGAAGTCCCTTCAAAAACTAAATCACTATTATTTAATTTAATAGGGTTTGTAGTTTCAAATCCACTAGCAGTTACCTGTTGCAAAGTAATAGCAGCGGCACCACCAATTTCTACGATTGCATTGTTACTATCTTTACCGTAAAATTTCTTATCAGCAAAGTTAACTGCAATCTCACCTTGTACCAAATCTCCTGTTGCTGGTACCGAGGTAGCTGTGAAACTTCTTTTAGGTTTAAGAACTGTAGCCATTTAGTTTACTTCTTCAATTGTTTCTTAATTCTTGATACTAACTTAGCTTTTGTCAGTCTTCTATCTAATTCTATACCTAACTTTCTACCTAGTTTTTCTAATTCTACTTTTGTTTTTTTATTTAAGTCTTTAGTATTAACTTCCATTGATTTTTTTAACATCAATGGTTTCTTTTTTGCATAAGTTTTAAAGTTAAAACCAGGGGCTCCTTTAACAAAAAAATCTATAATTCTACTCCACATTAATATGTTCCTCCATCAATCGTTGTAACTGTAACTGCACCCGAAGCAACTGCAAAGTTGTCCGAATGAAAAGAAGCCACACCAATATTTGATGTAGTTGCTAATTCACCAGCGATTGTTAATTTATTACCAGTAGCAGTAGTGTTTAATCCTTCTCCTGCTAAAAATTCTAATACTTGACCAAGTCTAACTTGACCTTGTGTTGATGATTCATCTGCAAAGTATAATGGGTCAGTAAGTTTAGCACTTGAAATTGAACCAGCTAACATTGCGTCTGTAATACCTGAAGCTTTAACTCTTAATGCGTCTGAACTAACTTCAATTGAAGAATCATCTACTTCAACATCCATTTGGTTACCAGTTTTACTTAAAGCTGCACCTGCTGTAATTTGACCTGCACCAGAGAATTGTGATACATCTAAAGCAGTTGAACCAAATGTTGGAGCGCCTGTGTGTGTAAATGTATAACCGTTATTGGCGTTAGCAGTACCTTCTTCAACGAATACGAAAGAACCACCTGTTAATTCTGCTGGTTGGTCTTCAGGAGTTGCTCTTGTTAAAACCCAATTTGATGAGTTTGAACCTACATTAGTTACAACATAGATACCGTTTTGAGCAGCTGTTGATTGGTCTTTAACTAAAACCCTATCTGCAACACTTGGCGAAACACCATCAAGTGATAATGTTGCCTGTGTACCAGAGTTTGTTAAAGTTGCACCTACACCTGAACTTCCGTTTGAATAAGTTGCTGTTAAGTTAGCAGTTGTACCAACTCTACAAGATGGTTTAGTATCTAAACCTTGAGCAACTTGGTCAACATAAGCTTTGTTTGCTAATGAGTTAGTTGTAAAACCACTTCTATCTTCGTAACCACTAGGAACTGTAACTGTACCTGTTCCGTGAGGAGTTAAAGTAATATCTTTATTTGAAGCAGTTGTAGATACATCTTGACCGTTAAGTGTTAAATCGTCAACTACTAAACTTGTTAAACCTGCAAATGCTGTTACCGTAGCACCTAGGTTAACTTGCGTTGAACCTATTGTAACATTTGGATTTGCTATGTTTGCGTTTGAAATAGCAGCAGAACCAGATAAGTTAGAGTTAGTAATATTGGTTGCTGATATTGTTAATTTGTTTGCTGATAAAGCAGTTGTAATACCTGAACCACCTTCGAAATCAAAAATTTCGTTAGTAGCATAATCTTCTGTAGCATTACTGTCATCTTGAAAAGTTAAAATCTGGTCAACTGTAGCGAAATCTAAATTACCTGAACCGTCTGTTTTAAGGAATTGGCCGGCAGAACCATCTCCGTCAGGTAGTACGAATGTTGTTGTTGAAGTAACTTGATTAGGTGCTTTAAGTCCTATAAACGCCGTACCATTGTTAGTACCTTCGTTTAATTTTAAAGTACCACCATTACTTGCGTGGTTACCAACGATTACCTCGTCAACAGCTTTGTTGCTGTCAACTAATATTGCTGAATTTGCTGTTAATGTTCCGGTAACATGGTCTAATAACGCTGTAAAATATTTACCACCGATTACATCAATCGAGTTTGCGTCACCGTTTCCGTCAACACCACCAGTACCAATGAAAAATCTATCACCGTTATTGGCCTGTGTTCCTGTTCCGTATGTATAAGCTGCTTCACCTAATTTTAGTGTACTAGGTGCTGAAGTTGCCGAACTTCTTTTGAGTTGTATTACTGTTGCCATAGATTAAAAACTTCCGCCGTTAAATGTTAATGTTCCTGTTGTCGTTACTATTTCGGTTCTAGCGACCCATTTAGCATCCGAAGAACGATACTGTATTAATGCACCATCATTTAAATCTGTCGTATCAACATCACCTAATAATTTTAATTGTAAAGAAGAATTATCAGCAGCTGCACCAGATGGTAGCGTTACTGAAACTTGTTGAGGTCCTGTGCTACTAGTATTAATCTTTGCTGTTATATCTGCCATTAATTTTCTCTCTCTTTACTATATTTATAAGAAATAGGTAGTTTAATTATAAAGAAACTTGAGGAGTAACGGTAATAATGCCTTCAATCACTCTAGTTATATTTCCACTAGAGGTTTGTGTGATTTCCAAGTCATAAACATAACGACCAGGAGATAGAGCTGCCGTTTGAGCGGCTGTCATAGTTAAGGCAACTAGACCACTTGAAGGCGTACTTGATACTGTAGCCGTGATTGTACTTCTAGTTTTTGTTGATTCGTAACCTTTTGCCATCTTGGCAGTTGCTGTATAACCTGTGAGGTCAAAAGCATTTGCGTTCAGGTCTTTGACTGTTACATCCGAAGAGAAATTTGTCCCTTGGTCTATAACTAAATTTGCTCTAGCAGCCATTTACTATTCCTTGTCTTTTTTAACTTCTGGTTCTTTATAATCTTTTAAACCTTCAACAATTTTACCATTGTAATAGTTAGTCAAAACATCAATTTTTTCCATCTCCATTTCAATTCTTACTCTATTTTGTTGAACTTCTTGTCTTGCCATAATGTGTCTTTTTACCGGTTCTGGTAACAAATTCTCATCATAGTCTTTTCCATCAATCTTGATACTCATGTTTTCTCCTTCATTGTATTATCAATATTACTATTTATACTCCTTTTTCAAAGGGTATTTCAAGGTCCTTTGGATAAATTAGTCTTTGACAACCACCATAATAGTCTTTCTTTGATGGCGTTACCCAATATCTGTCCTCACTTACTGTTAAATTACCACCATAATCTTCATTATAATGTTGAGCCCATAGTTTTAAAAACTTATGACCTCTTTGTCTGCTTACAAAGTAGAACTCATAATCATAATTCTCTTTTATAAACTGAATTTGTTGATGTAGAAATATTTGAGCTAAATGATATTCGCCGTCATACTTCTTTGTACCACCTTTTTCTCTAATATCTTTAGTGTAATAAAATCTATTTAAAACTCTAAACACATTTGGTTTCCAAGTCTCTCTATTATAGATACTTGATATAACCTTAACCTTATGGTCTTCGACACCTACTGTCAAAGCTAATTGGTCATCTAAATGAAAATTGCCCCAATTCTTCCACAATGGGTCAGATTGTTGCTTTAAGATATCATCTATTATTTTTTCAAACTGTATTCTGTATTCTGGCGTTAATTGGTCAGGTCTAGCTGTATAACTTTTTAATTTCATCTTGTTTGTTCTTCCAAGTTTCGGCCATAACATAAGCAATACTATACTTTTTATCATCAGCCGTACCTGCACCACCAATACCATTGTCATAAGTCATAAAATATTCTGAAGCTTCATAACCTAAATGTTTGACATGATAATCATTCAATGCTTCTCTTTGCAATGCGTAATTAAGTTGTACAGGATTATTTTCTTCATTCATCATATCAAACAAAATATTCTTTTTTAAGTGGTCAAGAAATACACCAAATTTTTTACCTCTATGATTTTTAGAAGTCCATTGACAAGAACTATACCAAGAATTTTTTAAACCTAATAATTTTTGAGGTTTGACTACATCTGTTCCTCTTCGAACACCCTCTTTCTTGCTAGCGCAAACATCAATAAAATATTCTACTGGCATTTGTCTAGCTGCATATGTAGCTATAACTTCGTCATCTTTCTTTAAAAGTAAAACAAAAGATTTCATTTGTCTAATTAAACCAAAAAATTCTCCTTTTGTTGCTAACTCTTCGTCATCAAAAAAAGTATCCATACCATAAGGGTAGTCATCTTTACTTTGAGACATAAGGTGTTTTTTCAGTCCAACTAAATCGTCTGAAATTTCTACATCAATACCGTTATCACTAAAATATTTCATTAGCTCTTTATGTATATTTGTAAATTGTGTTCCATCTAATTGGAACTCTTTGTGATTGTCTATAATCATAATTCTTTTACTACCTTTTTTCTAAACTCTTTTTTAAATAGAGCTTGAAATATAATTTTATATTGTGTCTCTCTATTCATGTTAACGACCCAATGTTTCTTTCCTGTGTTTGTCCACATTAAGCAACCCTCATATGAAGGCATAACCTTATTGTTAAAAACTGCCTCACATGAATCTACATGATTTAAACATAAGTTAAAAACATTACACATATCAAAAGCATGTAATTTTTCACCACCTAATAACGGTATACTGCCGTCTGGTATATCATCATGTTTAGTTACTATTCCACCTGGTTCTAAAGCAGTTACAAAAATATAACCAACATGTAAATATGGAAATATCGCACTTTCAAAAAACTTCTTTAAAGTAGGACTGAATTCTGCAATGTCTGTCCACTTTCTTTCATTCTTAATATAATTCCATCTGTCTTTATATTCCCATTCGTCTTTGTAAACAGGTTTAAATTTCAATATTTGGTCTTTACTAAAGCCTGTCTCATTAAGAAACATGGCCGTTCTCCAACCTCTCGCTTCAATTAACTGACTACCCTCTTCGGTACCAGGTAAAGAACGATTACTTTCATAATCATCATAACCCTTTTGATTGTCTTTATTACCACCATCAAAAGGTTTACTCCAATATTTATCAGGTATATTCTTCACATCTTCAAGAATCTCCTGTGTTGGCCAACTCCAAAACTTACTTATATCTACCCAATCATTATTTTGAGCAATGTGATAAAACTCTTTATTTTCCGTTCTCATTTTTCCATTCTAACCATTCATAAAATAAGGGCACTTTTGTGTCCTTTTTACTTCGACCCATCCATAGACTCTTTGTTGGTTGTAAGTCTAATTTTGTACAGAATGAGTCTGCCACATGTCTATATTTATCATAGAAGTAATCAGGCTTAAATCCAGTCAACTGATTTATCATACCAAGACCAACTAAATTGTTATATGATACATCTTTATACATTTCAAAATGTTTGATTGGTGTTTTAGAGTATAATATGCCTATTCTATGGTATTGTATACCAAACATCTTACTAAAACTAAAAGAAGCATAACTGACATTACTTAAATCATATGTACCTTGTAAACCACAATTACCTGCCCACGCAAGGTCTATGAAAGCAGGTCCTTTTAATATAGTTTGTGTAGTAGGGTGTTCTTCTGCCGTATCATAGAAAGGTAAACTTAAAAATGGTGTTCTATTTCTTAATGTATTTCCACTCTCAGCATATATTCTTGCATGAGCAAGATACGATTTATATTCTTTGTCTGCAACAACAGGTCTTAAACCATGTTCAAGCATAGTTACATGTATAGCTTCTGTTATGCCATTTGTAATATACACATAAGGAAAATTTTTAAGTCCTTTTACTTTAAACTTGCCTTTATTAAACCATTCAGGAAAAGACCTAATAAATGATTTGACCATTTCTTCTTTATTTTGAGTTATATAATCATGGTCATAAACATCATTAAAATATCTTTTAATGGTATCTGTAACTTCAGGAAATTGAATAGGGTATGTTGCTGTTAAATACATTCTTTAATATTCTCCATAAATTTGTGATAATCTTCTTGCGTCATTATATAAGGCAAACAATATACAGCTGTTGTCATATTTTCTGAGCCGTCTTCTAATATGTAACCTCTTTCTCTCATCTTCTTTATAAATGTTAATGATTGTTTTGGTGTTTCAAAGTCTATTGCACCCATACAACCAATCTGTCTATGTTCTTTTACATTTTCTAATCTAATACTAAATCTATCATGGTTAAGCAACCATTCGTTTCTTTGTTCTAATTCTTTTAACATTACAAAACCTGCACTAGAACCAACTGGATGACCTGAAAAAGTAAAACCGTGATTAAACATTTTATTTTGTTTCTCAATTCTTTCATTTATTAAACAAGCACCCATTGGAAAGTATCCGTTTGTTATTGCTTTGCCTAATACTAATATGTCAGGTTTAAAATTATATTTTTCAAAACCAAACAAAGGTCCTAACTTTCCAAAACCTGTAACTGTTTCATCAAGTATAACATAACCACCAGATTCTTGATATTCTTCTAAAATATCCCAGCATGAGTGTTCCCATTCATAAACACCACCTGCACCAACAACTGGTTCTATAATTACAAATGATAAATCAAAAAGACCTTTACAGTTAGCATATAAATCATCTGCTCTTTCAAACTTGTAAATACTCATAGGGTTTTGAATACCCCAAAACTTATTAATACCTTGGTCTGAAACATTGGCACTTAATATAGTAGAACCATGGTAACTATGTTCGCCACATATTGCAACATTTTTACCTGTAAGTTTTATAGCAGTTTCTACGGCAGTCGAACCAGAGTTTGTAAAGTAAACTCTATTCATATTTGTTTTTTTACATAATGCTTCGGCATATCTTTCTGTAGTCTCACTTTGATTGCCTGAAAAATTACTTGCATAAGGAAGTTTATTAAGTTGATTTGTCATTGCAGCTTTCATAATGTCATTACTATAACCTAAAGGTGTTGTCCATAATCCTGACATTGTATCTGTTAAAAGCTTGCCATTCTCCAGAGTAAGTGTATAATCTTTAGCTGAGACCACCCTATCCGTGTGAGAATTAAGTTTAGCAAACGACATTATTTCTTTCGACATAATAGATACCCCCTATAGTCTGGTGTTAAATCTGCCATACTTGCAACCTCATAACCTAAACGCCTATTAAAATCTACATGCTTTCTGTTACAACAACTCCAGTTTACAGACCATAAATCTTTTGTGTATTCAGGAAGATATCTTCCTAATTTTATACCTGCACCATGTTTAGATGATTCTAAAAAACCATCATACATTTCATTCTCGCAAATAGTATAAAAATATACTGCTTCTAATCCACTATGTCCAAAATGTCCTAACCATTGCTCAGGACTAGTATAGAATTTTTTAAGTTGAGGCCAATACTTACTACCAATTAACAAATGTTTTTTCCACTTATAAAAGTCTTGGTGCCATTCGTCTTGAAAGTTAAATGTAAGGGCTTGAGCAGTAGTAATTTCTTTAATCAATTGGTATCCTATTCATCACTCTTTTATCCATTTTATCAAAAGCCCACCTTTTATGTAAAGTCAACCATTGGTCACTTAATACTAAATCGCCATCCTCCCAATCATGGTGGTACTGGTATTTCTCTTGCATACAATGGCTTTGTAACATATCAAATAATTCTTGGTCGCCATTCCAGGCCATTATTTGATAGAATGGAAAGAACATTCCAGTAAGTCCTGCCTTATTTGTATGTATTAGATTGTGTATTAGTTTCTTATTATGATGTTCTTTAAAAAAAGGGTCTGGTGTATATAATCCTTTCTTAAATCCACATGTAAAAGTTATATCTTTAATTTGTTCTTTAACATCATCTGACAAGTCTTGATATGCCTTATAGTTGTCAATCCAACTTGTTCTACTTCCTTTTGTTCCTTCTTTCGCATAAATCCAAACAATACCTGCTCTATCGGGGTCGCTAGGTTTATTAGCATGCCAATCTAGTGTTTCGTCTGTTCCGAATAATGCACCTCTGGTAACTCTTTGCATACCAGGAATAATTCTCATTACACTATGTCTATCATCATCTGGTTTAAAAACAGGACCAATATCTTCTGCAATTTTCATTTGGTCTTCTGGACTTACATCAAGGCCTAATTTTGTTGCTACTATTCTTTCTTTATATATTACTTCTGCTGAAAATTTTGACATACTATCCTCATACTTTCTTCATTACAATTTATATTCATTACTAACATAGTTGTATCATCATCAAAACCAAATAAACTATGTACTTTGTTTGTGTTAATAAAATAAGCTCTACCCTCATCTAACATTTGTAAATGATTATCTAACATAAACACATGGTAAGGAAAATTAAAGTTTTTAATAGGCACCAGAATTCTAAAGTTTTTTTGTTCTAAACTTATTTGGTCTCTATGTGGTGGAAAGAAACCACCTTTTCTTATGTTTATAAAGTGTGTTCTTTCTAAATGTTTTCCCCAAGGTTCTACTAATTTTTGTGTCTCTTCACTCTTATAGTAAACATCTGTAAAAGTTTTAAAACTAGATTCTTTATATTGAGTACCGTGTAATTTATTATACTGATAAAATGAATCTAAATCAATACCACCTAGTTTGCCATCTAAACTTGTAACACTTAATCCGTATCTATTGTTTGGTGTTCTTGGATTGTATTTGTGCCAATCAAAGTCTTTTATTTCCTCTTCTAGTTTTTTAATATGACATTTAAACTTCAAAGGTATAATATCACCATATCTTAATAATTTTTCGTACATTATATTCCTACCACCATAAATCTTTTAAATTTTCCAAGGTCTAATTCTCCACTCCAATGAATTGTTTTTAGACCACACTTCTCTTCAAATTCTTTTAAGTCTCTATTACAATTTATATGTTCCGTTAACTCGTTATAATTATTAGATTGTAAAATAACCAAAGCTCTTTTCTTTCTTTTAGATAACCATTCATCTAATACTTTTTGTTCTATGTGTTCACATGAGGTACAAATAATAATATTATAATTATGTGTGTATTCAAAATCACTTATATTAGCAGTTTTGAATTTTACATTTTTATGTAGATGTTGGCCTATCTCTTGACATTTTGGATCCATATCAAAACTAGTAACTTGAAATTTAGTTTCCTCTTGTATCTTTGAAGCAAGTAAACCATACCAACCAGCAGCCACCAAAATATTTGGTACTTCATATGCACTAAAGAAATTGCTGGCATTTTCAATTAACCAGTCTTTACTTTTCTGTTGATTATCGTTATATGAGTTTGCAATAGATTTAACAATCTCATCTTCGCTAGATTTACCTAGAGCCTGTAATAGGTCATTATTATTATAATATGCCTTACTCAATTTTTTAACAAAATCATCATTAGTAAATTCACTAATCACTTTAAATATATTCATCATAACAATACTATTTATACCTCTCCTAGGAGCTGCCTAAATATGGATTAGATGATGAAAGATAATGGAACTTATTGCCCTTTGATATTCAACGAAATCTATGCCGACAGCTCTGGCGAATATAGATTATGTTGTCATGCTAGAACTACACCAGTTTCTAGGAAATACAAATCGCAAACACACAAACCTTTTGAATACTTTAACTCACCAGAAATGGAAGAGAAAAGGAACGCTGTGCTTTGTGGAGAAAAGTTGCCAGAATGTATAAAATGTTATACAATGGAAGAATCTACTGGTACATCATACAGGACAAAAGCATTAAAAAGATTAAAAAACAAAATGCCACCATTAAGTGTAGATAAAGTTACACTCAAATTAAGAATTAATGGTACCTTTTGTAATTTAAGTTGTTATATGTGTATACCTTACAACTCTTCTACAAGAAGAAATGAAATGAATAAAATATATCCAGAAGGCTGGGACTTCTTTTCTGAAAGTGATTATGTATCAGTAAAAAGTAAAGAATGGTATTTGATTGTAAATGACATAATTGATAACATTGAAAGAGTTGACACTATTCATATTACAGGTGGCGAACCTTTACAGTTACCTAAACATTGGGAAATGTTAGACTTAATACCAGAAGAACATGCCAAAAATATAGAGTTGCAATATGACACGAATTTTACAGAGCTTAGATATAAAAACCATTCAGTATGGGATATAGAAAACAAGTTTAAAAAAATACATTGGGGTATATCATGTGACCATTATGGTAAAAAATTAGAATATATCAGATATCCTATTGACATTAAAAAATTTGAAGCTAATTTACGAGAGACTAAAGACTTTCAAACAAGAAATCTAAATTGTACAACCTCATTATTAAATGTGGAAGACTTGACATCAATTAAAGATTACTACAAACAAAACTTTAATATAGAAGTAAAATTTACTAGTGTTGTTATGACACCAAAAATATTATCAATAAGAAATCTACCAGAGGAGAAAAAACAACAACTTATTAATAGATACGAACATATACCAGAGTTTGCTTATGTATTAAGTGAATTGAAAAAAGGAGGAAACTCTACAGACTTAAAAGCAGGTATAGAGTATATGAAAAAACTTTCTAAACAAAGAAATATGAACCACGCTGAACTATGGCCACAATATGATAACTAGACGAAAATGTATTAATTTAGATATAACTTATAGATGTACTTTACAATGTTCAAAGTGTAATAGAGAAATCTTTAGACAAAGAGGACAAAAAGTACCAGGCCATGATATGTCTATGGAAGAGTTTAAAAAGATATATGATTATTTTGATGAAATAACTTTTTGTGGTCAAGTATCAGACCCTATCTTTAATCCAAATTTTATTGACATGTTAAAAATGTGCCATGATAGAAAAGTTAATATACATACGGCGGCTTCGCATAAACCTTGGGACTGGTATATGAAAGCCTTTGACGCCTGTAAACACGCAAGGTGGGAGTTTGGTCTTGATGGCGTACCAGAAGAAAGCCACAAATATAGAGTAAATCAAGATGGTTCTAAAATATGGGATTTAATGTGTGCTGGTAGAGAAAAAGGTCTTAAAATAGTTTGGCAATATCTTGTCTTTGATTATAATGAAAATGACATAGACGCTTGTAGGCAAATGGCAGAATTTAAAGAGATAATGTTTAAGACAACTTTATCATCTAGGTTTAGTATTGAACAATCATTAAAACCTAAAAATTCTGATTTAAGATTAGATACTCATAAACATAAGGCGGGACAATGAACAAATTAAAACCTCAATGTTTATATAAACACGATAAACAAGACCATTCAAAAACATATGGTCATAGTGCTAAAGGTTTTATTTTACCTTGTTGTTGGTGTGATACAGTTAATCCAGAAACCGACACTCAATTAATGAAGTTAATGAAAGAAGAATTGTTGTTAGAAAACAATAACTCAATAGAAGATATTATAGACTCTCCAGAATGGAATGAGTTTTATACAAATATTACGACACCAGAAAACTATGATAAGGCGCCAAAAGTATGTAAAAGATATTGTACAGTTAATGATGATGGTACACAAAAATTATGGAAAAAAGAATTTAAATATGGAGCAGACGGAAAGTTAGTTAAATGATAAAAATATTTACAGTATATTTTGAAGGCAAATATAAACCAGAGTATGTATCTAAACTCTATAGAGGACTAAAAGCAAATTGTAAAGTACCTTTTGAATTTATTTGTTTGTCTGATACAAAAGAAGTTGAAGCTGATAGAGTTATTATGTTGCCAAAATGGTCTAATATAAAACTGCATTGGCATAAACTAAAATTCTTTAGCCCTTTATTTGGAGACCAAAAACCTGGTGATGATATCATAGTATTAGATATTGACCAAATTATAGTTAATGATGTTACAGAAATGATTAACTATCCTGTAGGAGAAAACGAAATAGTTACTTACAGAAAATGGTGGAAGAAAGGCGACCCCAATTCAGGCAATACAGTTAGATTAAATGGTGGTTGGTACAAATTTAAATCAGGTTCTTTAAAATTTGTTTGGGAGAAATTTACCAAATCATCAAAGAGTATTGACAAGTGGTGTTTACACTATTTTAAGAATGGTACAGTACACTATAAATATTATGGAGAACAAAACTTTGTTGAAGATACTTGCCTAGAGAATGGTGTAAAAATAACTCACATGCCTGGCGAATGGATTGTTAAAGTCAATAGTGAAAAAGATAGAAACCACTATCATCAATTAAAGTATATGAAAGAGTTTGGTAAAGAATATATGATACTTGATAAACCACATGATGATATTAAAATAGTACATTTTGCTGGTGCTGAAAAATTAGATACAATACATGATTGTGATTTTGATTGGATAAAGGATTATTGGAAATGATACCTGAACAAATCTTCATAGATAAAGATGTTAACAAAATAGCTATTAGTAATTCTGGTGGTTTAGATTCTTCTTTAATGACTTATCTATTATGTAAATATATAACTGATAATAATTTAAATGTCGAAGTTTATCCTATGCACGGTATTGACAATACAAGACCAACATCTCCAGAAAATGTACAAAACATTATTAATTTTTTAAGAGAACAATTTCCTAAAGTAAAAATACACGATATGCTTACATGGGATAATACTAAAGATTGGATTGTTCCTAAAACTAAAAAAGACTCAGCAGGTTTAACTAAACATTGTGTAGAAAATAATATAACTCATATCTATGGTGGAAGAACTGCAAATCCACCACCAGATGTTATGCACCAAATTGGAATGAAAGCTATGCAATCTGAAAGAATACACAATAACGACAAAGATATTTCTGAAAGAATTAGAGGTGGTTATTTAATAAGACCTTGGGTTAATGTAGATAAAAAGTTTATCTATGACTTATATGTAAAGTTTAATTTATTAGAAACATTAGCACCTTTAACATGGAGTTGTATTGGTTTTGCTGACGCTACAAACTTCTTTTCCAAACCTTGTGGTAAATGTGAATGGTGTAAAGAGAAAAAATGGGCATTTGGTTATGATTGATGTAGAAGACTATAGAATAAAAAAAGCAGAAATGGTATTCATGTCGTTATCAGGTGGTGCTGATTCGGCAATTCTATTCTATCATGCCTGTGATGTTATGCCTGATAAAACATTTTTAGTTTGGTCAGGTTCAGATATTGGTAGACCTAATTTAAAAGAGGCCAAGGCAGTATATAATTTTGTTAAAGAAAAATATCCAAAAGTAAATATATTACCTCATCATACATTTGAGTATAGTGTTAGAAAATATCCAAAAACTATAGACCAAACAAAAACTGAATGGGATCCTAAAAAAGACCCTAAATCAATCTTTCATAGACAAGAAGAATTAAAATTAAAAATTGTTCACGAACCAGATTTATGTTTAAACGGTATGACTTCACATCCACCAGAAGAAGCAATTAAAGAATTTAAATTAGATGTTGATGAAGGCCATGGAATATTAGAAAAAAGAAGACAAAAAACAAGAAGTCCTTGGGGGCAAAATATGACACCTAGTGGTAAACATGTTCACTACTATAGTCCTTTTATGCAAAAAGATAAAAGTCATGTTAAAGATATGTATGTTAAGTATGGTGTTTTAGATACATTATTTCCTTTAACTGCCAGTTGTATTGGTTGGCCAGATAAAGTAACACTACCTTGTAAAGTATGTGTTTGGTGTAAAGAGAGACTTTGGGCATTTGGAACTTATTAGATGAAAATATTAATTTACGGACATAGTGGTTCCGGTAAAACCACATTAGCAAAACAACTTGCTGAACATTATAAGATACCAAACTTTAATGGTGATGATGTAAGAAAAATGTTTAATGATTGGCACTTTGAAATAAACGGCAGAAAAATACAAGCAATGAGAATGAGAACTTTATCTAATATGGTTGAAGATTGTATTGTTGATTTTATTTGTCCTTTAAATCACTATAGAAAATATTATGATTACACCATCTTTATGAACACTATAGAAAAATCAAAATATGAAAATACAAACTTAATATTCGAATCAGGTGAACCTAACCTAGAAATTAAAAATTGGAAATATAACATAAAGGAAATAATTGATGAGATTAATTTGTTGTAATACAGGCGAAAGATTTGGTCAATGGTATGTTGACAATCTAAAACATATGATAGATACATACTCTGGTTTAAAGTATGATAGTTTTGAAGTTATTACGGAAGAACTGTACGAGGGCGTTTTTAATAAACTTCAAATGTTTGATAAGTTTAGAGACGGAGAAAACCTATACTTTGATTTAGACATTGTTATAAAAAATAAAGTACCTGATTTAATTAGAAAAGATGTAACTGTATTGAATGCCTGGTGGAGAGAACAAGAACATACACCATTAAACTCTTCTATTATATCTTGGACAGGAGACCAATCATACATCTATAAAAAGTTTATGGAAAATCCTGACTATTATCAAGTTAAGTATAATAGAGGTATAGACCAATTTTTACATGAGAACTTTGATATGAAAACTTATCCAGATTCAACTTACTATTCTATAAAAGGTCGTGAGTATGATGAAGAAGATACAAACTACAGTATTTGTATTTTTAATCAAAGAAAAATATTAATGGAAGATGGATGGTCAGGTTGGTGGAAAAAATACTTTATTGAGAATTTTTAATTTTATAAACTATACTTAATGCCTCAAATGGTGTTTTAGCTAATCTTAATTGTTTTTTCAATTCAGTATCTTTAGATTGTTTGATAAAATCTTGTTCAAAACAATACAACTTTAAATTAAATAACTTTTCTAAATTATCTTCGTCAAACTCCACAAAGAACTCATACATTTCTTTAAAGTATTCTTTACTCAAATCACTAATAACTTTTTGTGCTAACTCTTCTTCTTTAGCAGCTCTCATTATACCTTGATTAAAGGCTTTCTTTTGTTCTTTTAAATATCTTTTTGTGTTTGAGTGTATAGTTTCTATATCAACTACTTTAGATAAATCTTGATAAACAGGATGTTCGGGATTAAAATGAATTGCTTGTACACCTTCTTTTGTGGTTACCTCTATTAATGTTCTATTGGCATCCAAAAAGTGTGCGTTGATATAATTGTCTTTCGTAATCTGCATAATATAAACCTTTATAATGTATTACTTGTCTAAATTCTTTTTTACTTCTTCGCCTTTTTTTGTAAGAACTAATCCTTCTCTTTCAGCAATTTCAATAACATTTCTTTCAAATGATTTTCTTTGTGCTTTATGAAAAGAGTATGTATTTGCTTTTAAATCTTCTGTAGTAACAATAGTTAACAGTTGTTTACCTACATCACTTTCCCAATCAGCTGGCATAATAAAAGGAATAATTTGTTTTCCTTCTCTTAAAAGAACTTCAACTTGCGAATGTTCTCCATCTAGGTAATGAGCAGATACATAATTGTTTTTTGTAATATTCATAAAATTATTTATCCTTTTAGTATTGAGTTATTTTCAAATACCATGTTGTACCTGTAGTTACTGAACCACCAGGAAACTCTTGAGCTCTGTAGTCATCACCAACTTGGTTTGTTGTATATGTTGAACCGTTTAATACAGTATTTGCTATAGCAGTACCAATTGTATTTCCTGTTCCGTTTATGTTGTAAGTAATTCTGGAACTAGTAGAGTTAACAGCTGCATATCTCATCATAGTTTTTAAATAAGCACTAAATGATGAATTTGAAATTTGTTGTAAATCATTATCACTTCTAACTGTTAACATTTCTGGATAAGATTGTGCGTTACCATTTTGTTTATGTATGTAAAAAGAAGTAACAGTAAAAGGTTGGTCTAACGCCTCTGGAATACCAGCTGCCGTATAAGCACCTGTATTTGCTCTAGTGTCAATAAAAACTGGATTGCCGTCTACCAAAGTTGCACCTGAAACACTATTTGATGTTGCTAAGAAATAAGCACCACCTTGTTGATAAGTTGTAGAACCAGTTGTAATCTGGTCAATAGCAGGAAAAATAAAAGTATCCATCATATCTGTTTGTGTCATTGCTTTAAAATTACCACCGTCATAGTAAATAGGAAATTTTATATTATTTGTATCTGCTTCATTAGATAAACTGCCTGTTGTATTTAAATTTATACAAGCATAGTTTACAGAAACAGTTGTTGGGTTTGCTGTTGTACCTGAACCAGGAAATGATGTACTGTTACTTGAATAAGAACCGGCCTGTAATCTAGTATCTGTTTGAGTACCTAAATTACCACCACTTGAAACTCTACTTAAAGTTACAGACGGTGCCGTACCATATTGGTAAGCACATTCATCCAAGATTGTTTGTTTTTGAGCGGCTGAAATTTCTCTTATGTTGCCGTTGTCATAATATAGTGGAGTACGAACTGCCATAGTTTACTCCTATGTTCCAGCGGCATACAAAGTCTTTACTGCTGTACCGGCTGAATTGTAAATGATTAATGTTTGTAGATTATTTAATTCTGCTGAACCTACTGAATCATCTGCCATATGAGTAAGTGTTACAACATTAGTTGAACCAGTTGTAATGACCGTTCCATCTTCGTTTGGTAATAAGATTGTTCTATCTGCTGTAGGGTTAACTACATTTAAAGTTGTTTCGTTTGCGTCATCAGCTGAACCTTCAAAGGCAATAAATTTATTCTGTGCTAATACAAGAGTAGAACCAAATACAGTAAATCCTGATGATGATTCAATGTTATTATTACCTGATGGATTGATTGATGTAACACCAAAAGTTGCCGTACTACCGGCAGTTATTGTGCTTGAAACTTGTAAAGCGTCATTGATATTAACTACTGTTGAATCGCTTGAAGATAATTGATTGTTTTCTATTCTTAAAGTACCTGCATTAAAAACACCTGGAACTGTTAAAGCACTTGGTACTGTAACCTGACTACCAAATGACATTGTAACTGTATCAGGTGAACTTACTGTAGCTGTAATTTGATTTGATGTACTTGCAAATTTAATTGTTTGACCAGAACCAACTGCCTGTGTAGCAGAAGCGTCATCTTCAATTATGAAACCTTGAGCAGCCGTTACAACAGCGTTAATCTCATTAACTGCACCAATAACCGAGGTTGCTGATAATGAATTGTCTAGTGTTGCAATATCTCCAAAATCATTAGCCGCTAAGCTATTGATTTTGACACGCATTTGTTCAAGTGTATCTGTTTTTTCTATACTTGTTACAGCCATATTATTTTACCATGTCCTTTATCATCTTTTTAATTTCAAATAATTCTTTCTTTAGACTATTTATCTCTCGGCATGTACGCCTTATTTGATTACTTTGTTCTTGTCTTTCTCTATGTCTGAACATGTATAATTCATATTCTGACTTATTTGTGTTAATAATAGCATTTGTTTCTGTATCTCTTACTAAATCATTAAAATTTTCAACACGAAGTTTTGCCATATTATACCGCCAATGCTATTCCTCTCATATCCTTAATTACTGGTGGATAAGATGAATTTGTTCCTTTTAGTACAATCTTAATTTGAAAAGCACTAAAAGATTCAATATCTGATTTTGAATATTTATATTCTCTAAATGTAAGGTTATCTTCTGCTGGTGCTACTGCTGTATCTTCTTCGCCAGCAAGATTGAAAGGTGTCCATGCAACATTTTCAATATCTCTAGATTCAGCGGCTGAAGTTGCTCTAAAGTAAACTTCAACGCTTGATGTTGTTCTTACATTTGAAGTTAATCTAACATCTAAAGCAGTTGCTGGATTTTCTAATGTAACTGAACGAGTACAGTAAACAGCACTTGATGATGTTCCTGTATTTTTAGTATCATCAACAAAGTCTGGTGTATTACCACTTGTTGGTTGATTTAATCTATTTTGAATTGCATATACACTCATTCTTTGAGTATCAATAGCAGGAGACAATTTAGTGTTTGTAGTTGTAAATGTACAGTTAATCATTAATGATTTAGCACTTGACATTTCATTTGTTTCATTTATTGTACTTGCGACCATTTGAGGAGCAGTAAAGTAAATATTATCATTTGCGTTTACACTAATTGCATTAGCAGCTGTTGTTAAAGCAAATTCTGATTGTGTTCCGTGTAATGCTTTACCACTTGTTGGTCTCATTGTATAACCAATTGATGTACCAGGAACTTCCATAGTTTGTACTGCAATTTGAGAAACATCCATCATTCTATTTTGTGTAGCAGCTACTACTGCACCACCAACATCACCTGAAGCTGTTGCATTTGAACCTAATGTAATATCATAACTATCTAAAGTTATATTTGAAATACTTGTATGTGTAGTATTGAATAGTGAATGTGCAAGACCATTGTAAGTGCCACTTGCTACACCTGAAATTGTAACATTGTTTGATGTGCCGTGCATACCATGGTTTGGATGGAAAACTCTAACTACACCTGAACCACTTATTGTTCTAAATGGATTTGCTCTTAATGTTCTTGTTGGTAATGCGTCATTAGCTAATGAAACTGTACCAGTAGTTTGACTGAACTCAGCTCTATTTAAAATAAACTTAGCGTCTTCGTTTTGTTCAGCAACCCATGTTGAACCGTTTTGTGATTTAAATAAAACACCAGTATAAGGTTGTTGAGAGATTGTTCTATCAGAACCTAATACTTTTTCTCCAAGTCTACCAACATACATGTTATAGTTATTTGAGTTTGCTAATACAACAAAACAATACTCAACATTTTCTTGTATGTAAACTGGACTATCAAAAGTAAATTTAGTTGCAACATCACCTAGTGAACTTGTACTTACTGAACTAGGATTTAAAGTTTTTTCTGAAAAAGGTAATATTGTTTTTCCAGGATAACCATTTACAACTTCTCTAATTTGTACAGTTATCGGAACATTATCATCTTTAGTTGAGAAATATAAATCTATATCAGTTAAGAAAACACCACCAACATCATCAATTAAGAATGTTTGTGCTAATGGGTCAACCCAACCAATCGTTCTCGTAGAATCTCTAGTTGATGTTCTAGCAATTGTTCTAGTATCGCCTGTTACTGTTTCTCTAACAAGTCTAGGCTGTCTAGTTGAAATAATTGTATTTTGTACAGTTTCTAAAATACCTCTAGCAACATAATCTGCTTCTGCTGAAGTTTGAACTGAACCGTCTAGTTGCGAATTTGTTGAACTGTCTGTTAATCTGAATACTCTTTCACCTGTACGCCATCTTGGATTTGCGTTATTAGTTGGGTCAGGAATTGCAAAAGTACCTGATACAGAACCGTTAGCGTCTGTAACTAAATTACCACCAAGTGAACCACCTGTAGGAGTACAATAAGCTGTAATTGCTTGTTCATCAAAGAAAGGATAAACTCTTGTAAAAGGTTTCATTCTTGTACCAGTAAATGTAATTGTTCTACTTCTAATAAATGGAACAAATGCAACTGAAATAACTCTATCGCCAATACTGTTTCTTACAACTTGAGGAACTAATCTTTGTCTAATACCTGAACGAGTTTGATTTACTTGTTGAACTGTAGTAACTTCTGTTCTTCTAAAGACTCTTCTACCACTTCTTTGGTTACCTGAAACATCACGACTTTGTTGGTCTATTGGTTGACCTGACCAAGAATCTTGCCATTCATTCCAAACTGTTCCAATCTCAACACCATTTAATGCTTCATTACCTAAACCTGAAACTAAAGTATCAAAACCACCTGTGTTATTAATAACTAGCTCTGGACTTCTTTCTGTTTCTTTCCATTCATCTGAATCTGGAGTTAATGCAACTGAACCTGACCAGTTGAAAATATCAAATGGGTTTACATTTTGAGTTTTACTTGCGAACGGTTGTGAAATTAATGTTGTAGCTGAATAAGGCAAAGTTAGTAAGTCACCAGTTTTTTGATAACCATTAACTGCTCTGTCAGCAGGAACTAATGCTGTTCCGTCATCATCAATTTCTATAAGTGAAACGGCGTCCTCGTTAAACATAGGTCTTAATTCACCTTTTGCCATGTCCATTGAAACTTTGTAATCTTTATTTCCTACATTACCAATACCATGACCTGTAAAGTTATCTACGATAAATCCATTTTTAAATCTATCAAAACCATTTGAGTCTTGAATTTGTAAAGTTTGAGCAGAATTTTCTAATAAAGATAATTGAGTATAGTATTCAACATTCTCAATTCTTTTTTCTAACTTACCAATATCTCTCATTGTGTATCTTCTGTTATCAATAACAGTAATACCAACATCTTCTGGAGATAATGTGTAAGCAGGAATATTTAATGTGAACATGTGCATTGCACCGTCAAGATTTGCCGGTATTTGTGGCTCAATAGCAGGAGAACCTCCTTGAACTTTAAACCCACCGTCTTTATCTAAAAATACTTTATCTATTCTTCCTAGATAATATTCATGGTCGTTTGTAACATCTGTATCAAATTTAATTACATCTACAACTGAAGCACCAGTACCATCATAACTTCTATCGTCAACACCACCGTCAATAGTAGAAGCGTCATCTACTCTTGGTCTAAAGTCTAAAACATCACGCAACTCAAACTCTTCTCCTGTTGTATCAGAAACATAACTTGGAATGTTTTCATATGTAACAACACCTGAATAACTATCTACATCAAAGAAATCACCAGTACCATGTGAAAAGAAATCAAAAGTAATTAATAATCTTCCTGTTGGTTGTATAGAACCAGTTTTTAATTTAATTCTACCAAT